AAATGATAAAATGATAAGAGAAGATGCTTATGGATTTTTATTTCATGCAGTTGAATTAAGAAAATTAGGTTTAAATAAAGTTGCACCTGATTCACAAAAAGTTTTTGAGTATTTAGATGACGCATTTGGTAGTGGCAAGGATAGAGAGAAAATATTAGCTTTATCAATTGCTTATGATAGACCTACCGCAGCAGGAAAAGCCATGCAAGCAAATAACCAAAAAACTATTGGTATGCCTAGAGAGAAAGAAATTGAAAAATTGTTAGGTGGTGTGAAAAAAAGCGTTTTTAATGAAGGGTTTAATCAGGCTTTAAAAGCAGAAAGAGATTTAAAAAAATTATTAGACTTAACAAAAGAGATTACCACAAGTGAAGGTATAGTCAAAAAGTTAATAGAGTTTGGTTACGGGATAGCAGGAGAAGGAGGTCAGTTTAGTCAAATTTATCAATCGTTTGTACAAGGAAGTGTAGTTAATCCTCAAATTGATAACCAAGCGGCGTTTAACGCAACCATTCGAAGAGTTTTTAACAAAGGTCCTTTAGATGAGTTGGGTCAAATAGAGTCCATGAAAATATCTCTTGCGTTTACACTAGCTCGTGCTGCTGACCCTTCAGGCAGATTATCAAACCAAGATTTTGAAGTTCAACTACGAAGGTTAGGCACTACAGGTTTATTTACTAATAAATTTCAACAAATTGCCGCACTAGAAACAGTTCTTGGCGATGTAGAAGAAATAGTAAGATCAAAAAAATTAATTCATTCAATTATTAATCGCCCTGCTACAGGGAAGTTTAGTGTTGTAAGTGACGAAGAAAGAAGAGTATTAAATGCTGCAAAACAATACCATACATTAAGAAAACAATATTCGTTACCCACAGGGTTGGATGATGTATCTCGTGCAACAAGACGTAGTTTTGATGATTTAAATTCGGAAGGTGAAATAAGATATAAAAAAAATCTTGACGGAAGTATAATAGACACAGAGAGTGGTGACACTGTAAACCCAGATGAATTTCAAATACAAGGACAAGTATAATGGCTGATGCAAGTTTAATAGATGAAAAAGATTTAATTACTGAAATAGATTATAAAAGTTTACCTATTCTTTCAAAAGATGAAGCAAAGGATAAAAAACTTGATGCGTATCGTAGTAAAGAGTCAGGTCTGTTAGTTGTGCGTGTTGGTAGAGAAAAAAAACCAATACCACAAGTTGTTGACGATTCAGCTTACATACCACCTGTAAAAAAGGAAGTTCCTGTAGAAAAAAAAGTTTCTGTAGAAAAAGAAGCTCCTGTAGAAAAAGAAACAAAAACGAAATTAAAACTACAAGATAAAACTAATTTTGTAGAATCCCCACAAGTTAAAAAATCTCCACAGGTTAAAGAAGCATCGATAATAAAAGGTATAATACCTTCTCCAAGAGGTATTGTAACAGAAACCGATGTAAAAGCAGGATTAGAAGAGCCAGAGTTACTTAAATCAGCAGAAGTGGATGTACAACAACAAAAGACAGTTGTTGATACTTATGATACATTTTTAGAAAAAATAAAAAATGGGGAAGAAATACCCGAGTTATCAGGTAAGTTAAGAAAAAATGTATACAATTATTACAATATAGTAAATGACCCTGCTTACGCTAAATCAAAACCTAAATTTGAAAAAAAATTACAAAATGCTTTTTCCTTAGTACAATCAGTACAAAAGCAAACAACAAAACAACTTGATCCCGTTATTCCATTTGTTCGAGATTTAAATGTAAGAGTGCCAGATTATGATAATGAGGTTTTAGAAAATAAACAAAAAAGATACGCAAAAGGAAGAATAGAAGTTGCAAAAATAATATCAGGTACTTTTAAAAAATTAAATGAAAAATATCCTGATTTACAAATATCAAGAAAAGATGAAGTGCTTTTTGAAGAAGCTATTATTAATAGAATTACAACTGGAGAGCTTCTTAAAACTGCTATAGATGTAATTGGTAACGAAACAGTGGTAGGGTTAGGTCTTGATACTATTACATTTGGCGGAGAAGCTTATATTGCAGGTAGACTACTTACTTCATTAATTAAAAATGAAGAGGATTGGAGTACTGCTTGGGAAAAGTCAGAACCTGAAAGAAAAAAATGGGCAGCCGAATACAAAACATTATTTAATTACATGGGGGGAGAGCAACTTTCTGATCAAATTAATATTGCAATTTTAGAAGAATTAAAAAAGAAAGTTAATCAGCCAAACGGTATAACTACAGAACGATTTAAAGAACTTACGGAAATAACAGACCTTGACGGAAACGTAATAGGCACTAGAAAGTTTATAGATGAAACTAAAGCTCAAGAATTGTTAATGGAATCAGTAGACCAATTAGCAACTGCTGAAAGATTTTTTATGATTTATGGTGAAAATCTTCTTACTATGACATCTTTTGGAAAAACTATGGCAGTGCTTGCTAAATCAACTTTAAAGAGTACATTAAAAAAAATAAAAGGTGTAGAAGCTAAAGCACCAAAAGATAAATTTAAAGGTTTAACCACAAAACAAAAAATGGAGATAATGGTTAATGATGGAGAAAGAATAAACATAAACGATGACTGGCTTAGAATGGGAATGGAGCAACAAAGAGTGAGCAACACTTTAAAAAGATTAACTCAAAATAAAAATGATCTTATAAAAGAACGTAGAAAATATGCAAAAGGAACACCAGAATATAAAAAAATAACTAATTTAATAAATACTGTACGAGGTAAATTATTTCGAAGTTATGTAATTAATTTAAATGCTTACCCTGTATTCAAAGAAACTTTAGGTATAGCCACTCCCGCAAGTATAGCTCAAGCTGTTGTTGTAGAGTATTTTGCAACAACCGATAAAGATGATCCAAATGATAAACCCCTTTTAGGTTATTATTCTGCTAATGCTATAGGTGCATTAACTTATGCTTTTGGAGGAAAATACATAGCATTTAATCCTATAAAAGGAACTATCAATTTTATAGCAGGGAT